AAATTTGATAATCTTCTGGGTATTTTGGAGCAAGAGGTCTGTAATTAGAATCTGCTTTCTTTCCACATTTCTCGCATTCCATATTTGGGACCACGTTATTATGAAAGTTTGCGTCATCATATCTGCTATTAGTTTTCATGAAGCCACAATGTTCACATTCATATTCTGCTGTGAAATCTCTTCGGTATTGACTGATAATTTTTTTAATTCGCATTTGTTTCTCCTTAAAAATAAAATTCAATGACACGCACATCATGTTGTTGACGGCTGCCTGTTACTCGCCATAAAAGTTGGCGATAATCGTCATAATCTCCATCAGATGGATTAACGGGGTCTAAGACCACAATAGTTTTAAATTTATGCTGAAGGCCATCAACTCCTACACCCAAAACCTGGCTTGTAGCAACCACATTTGTCTGTTCAAGAGAGTCCTTCTTGTCTCCAGTCCAAATACCAATTTCCGGGTGCCGCTCTCTGATGACCTCTACAATCTGCTTGGATTTGCTAACTATCAACATTTCTGTCCTACTTGCTAGTAGAAGATCCAATTGAAGTAGCATTGGAGTATCTGCATTAACAGCCTTCAACTTTGGGAAGTCAACCTCAAATCCTGTCTGGATTAAATATCGTTCAAAAGTCTTTCGACCAAATGTTTGTTTGGCCATGGCATATTTACCATTTTTCCCAACGATGTTCAATTTTCTAAATTGATCTAATTCCTCCGGATTTGCTGTTAGACACCAGATAGGTTCAAAGACAACTTCAAATCCGTTGTTTTCTTCGGCCTCCTCAATATCTTCTACTTCTTCCCAGCGGAAGAAGTTGGGCAGATTACTTACATAGTTTTCATAATCTCGAAAGTCATCCCATTCTTGCTTAGAATAGCTGAATTTGGAATACTTCATCTTGCCGTGGGCTAGTTGCCAGTTTTCCCTTTGATTAGGATCAGCCATCCCAAAAAATGTTTTTTCTAGAGGGTAAAAATTTTGCCCCTTCTTCCTGATCGGGGTTGCAGATAGTCCAACTGTATAGCCACGTTTGACCTTGCGATAAGCCTTCACGTTGGCATCACTAGACATGTTCTGCCACTCGTCAATAATGAACACATCGCACTCAATAGACTCACCGCTTGCAAGTCTGTTCTGCAATCTGCGGTCCGTCATGGTTTCTAATTCAAAATCAGTATTATAGCCTAAATTTTTATAGGTACTACTCCAGCCATCCAGAATGGCCAACCGATTATTGATTACTAGGACTTTTTTAGCCCCCTTGTGCTTCGCTATTTCAAAAGCACAGATTGTTTTACCACGTCCACCGTATGCCTCAAGGAAAATCCCAGGACAATTACGGTCACTTCTTTTGACTGCTTCAGCTTGCCATTTGCGTAATTCGATCGCCAATGTCCACAATCACCTCCTCAATATCGTTCCTCTGGGCATAGAAGAGCCCAAGTCTTGCGGCTGCCCTTACATCGTTGTGGTGACTCTTTTCAAAGGACCATAGTCCAAGAGCTTTCAGCAAGTCATTTGGTATATCTGTCTGATAACCTGCGTTACGTTGCAGAACCAAATTCGGATAGCATAGCTCAATGGCTGCGATAGTTTCTACAACTGAGTTATCCCTGGAATAATCATTGTCCCTAACTTCGAATTTTTCAACGACCACTATATCAAACTCAAGACTGCGACCAATCTCTTTAAACCAGGCTTTGAAGTTTTGAGCGCCATAAGGGACTACCCAATAATCGACCAGTTTCGCATTATCCAAGAGTACAATTCCTGTTGTACTAGTTTCGATTTTATTACTACTTGGATCAATAGCTAAAATCTTCATCAAACACCAACTTTCTCTGTTAGCACTCCTGGATAAAGGGCCGTGTTAAACCAATTTTGTTTATTTACCTTTGCAAAGGCAAATAGCGATTTAACTTCTTTTGCTTGTTTTTCGAACCTTCGAATATCTTCCTCTGATTCAAAGATAGGTTTTTCCTTGTATTTAGCAACTGTGACCAGCTTGTACTCCGGAGTGAATACTGGCTTTTCATTTCCTTGATCAAGATTTGTTTCGTCTACTTTCACAAAACAAATCGCAACATCAAATAGAAAACCTTCAGTAACAAGTACTTCAATTGATTCCGGTCCAATCACAACTGCTAGCGAATCTGTTACTCGTGTTTTATTCATCAATTCCATTACTTAATCCTCAAACTTCTACTTTCTTGCAAGGTAGCACCCTTGACTTTCTTGCCAGCGTTCAATACTTCCTTAATTGCGTTTTTATCAGGTTTTTTAGTGATTACAAAATATTTCTTTGGCAATAACTCTTCGTCAACAACCACGGATGGTTGATTTTTTGCCAGATAAACAGTAAAAAGTAACCCTTTAACCTTGTCATGTCCGGTAATTTCAAAAGCACCTTGCAAGCCAGTTTTAAGCCGTGTGATGTCATTATCAATCGACTTGCATCGTGCAGTCAGACGATCAATCTCTTCTTTAAGCTGTTTCTTATCAGCTTCTTTATTTTTGATAACCTTGACCGTATTTTCGACTTTCTCCTCAAACTGGTCAGTCCAATCAATCGAATCCAGGGTATCAGCTTTTGTTTCTTCGTCCAGCCCTTCCATATCATTGATTTGTTTAAAAATCCCTGTTAGTTCGTATAAACTAGCCATTTTTTTCTACCTCTCTGATTTTGTTTGTAAGTTTTGTTAGTCCAATACCAGATTTGGTCAAATCAGCGTTGGACGTAAATAGATGATTTTGATTCATTCTAGCAATTTCGTTTTTAGATAAACATGCCAGGTTTGAAATATCATAGTTTGTTTTATCGCCGTCTAGGAAAACGATTGAGTATCCTTTTGGTATCGGGCCATGATGTTCCTCCCAAACCTTGCGGTGTTTCAAAACCCATTGATTAGGTTCTCCAATCTTTTCTTTTGGATAACCGTCTGTTGTGTAGTTGATAGTGCCAACAGGTACATAATTCGGAGGTCGATTACCTTTTTTAAACTGCCCGCTGTTTTTTGGCATATTGGGGTACTTCTTCCCCTTATTGTGGGGAGTCTGACCTTTCTCGAATCTTCCCGTCAAACCACTATTTAGATTATTATTTCTCCGATAACTCTTAATCTGTTTCTCAGTTAGTGATAAGCCAAATTTTTGGTTCATTTCATTTGCGACATCACGAGAAATCTTATTTTTTTGAATTGACACAAGATAATCATGTTGCTCCCTCGTCAGCAATCGACCTTGATAGATTTCCCCAACTGGTAATCCAAGGCGTTTACGAACACCGCCAATTTGAGTCTTGTTGTAATTCGTACCAAATTTCTCATTTAGTAACCTTGTTACTTCAGGAGTTAATCGACCAGGGCATATCTCATGCATGTACTCCGTGTACTCATCCTTCCAGCAAAGCGATCGGGGCATTGACTTCACCTACCTTGTCTTTGAATTTTTCGGCATCTAGCGCCAACTGGCCAGCTTGAAGGATTTGTCCAGAGATAGCGACCATCTGTTTTGATCGTTGAAGCTCGGTCTTTAATTCATCTGCCGAAAGTTCCCTATCGTCCAATGTTTCCAACTGAGCAAACAAAGTATTTGTTAAATCTGTCAATTTATTTCGAACCATCTACTTCGTCACCTCTTTCATTAGTTTATTTGCTTCTTTGATTAACAAACGCATAACATTGCTATCCGTTTCTTTTTCTGCTACTCTTGTCAGCATATCCACCCACTCACGTCTAGTATCATTCTTCCAATCAACCAAATCAGTGAGCGCTTGTGTATGGTTATAGTAAGGCGAGTAATCGTATGACTTATCTTCCAAGCGGACACATCTGCCCGCCTTGATGTCTTTGGCCAGGTTCGCTCTCACATTGCTATTTGTTGTACCAACGACCTCAGCTACTTCATCGCATGAGGCAGCAGGGTGCTCTCTATAATATTCCCTGATTCGTTCAGCTTGTGTCATGTCTTTCTCTCCTTATTTCAACCCTTCCGGCGGTTGCACGTCGTACGTAAATTGCTTGTCTGAATTTCTCAAGTTTATGCGTGCGATGTTACTTGCTATTCGCTGGCGCTCTTGCTGTTTCATTTCAGCGTGGTCATCTAGTTTATTTACTAGCGACCACAGGATGATTCCAACGATTGTTGCCAGGTAAATGTATTCCATCATTTTGAGTTTTCCTTTTCTTTATAGATTGCCACAATGTTTTCAAGATCAGCAATACGCTGATTGGCATTTTGAAGTTTTTCTTGTGATTCAATCAGTGATTGATTGAGATCTAAAGCGACTCCTTTCCAGTCAAGATTTATTTCTTGGACCTCTTTCAAGTCAGGGTTATCTTCTACGACCTCTTCCGAAAAGTAGTTTTTAATTCTTGCTAGTAGGTTCATGTTTAAACTCCCAATTGTTTTTCTCGCTTAATATTTTCTAGCATCTCTGCTAGTGTTTCTTTTTTAGTACGATAGCGATTCCGACTCTTCCATTTTACAAACAATCGAAATCCTTCGTAGTTGATAAAGACAATCTTATGTGTTGGATTATCAATGAATTGCTTAAAATCAGGATGCTCTCGCATCTCAGTAGCCCATACTTTTGCAGTAGCAAGGGTCAGTCCATCCCACATCTGACAAAGGTGCTTGTAATCACCGTGAGTGGCTTTTTCATTCACGCCAACTGGCTTATAAGTAATTTCCGCTTTTGGCATGGCATTTCCTCTCTTTCTATGTTATAATTCAAGTAGTAATTTTAGTAAGTGCCTGATTGCCGTCAGGTGCTTTTTTGTTTTATCTTAATTCATCTATGCTGATTTTTAACGCATCAGCAATTTTGCATATATTAGGCCAAGAAAGATATTTTACCTTTCCAGTTTTTAAGTCAGAAAAGAAACTTCGATTAACTCCAGCCATCTTAGATAATTGATTGCCGTTCAAATTTCTTTCCTGCATGATTCTGTTTAATTGTTCCCACATTTTACACCTCGAACACTATATGTTGTTAAACACATATATTTAATAACAATATGTTGTGCTTTTCTGTTATATATGTTATAATCATTATTGACTAAGACCTCTCAACGTTTTAGTCAAAATTTCAATAGAAAGGAGCAGTCTTATGTCAAAGACTCCAATAAAACCTGGAACAGATAATCAGCCTGCAGGAACTTATGTCGAAAAAGGTCCTCGTGGCGGTAATGTACCTGGTGGTCGTGTTGTTCACATCGATAAAGGCGACAGATTACCACCAACTCAAAAACCAGGTAATGGTTGGATTAAACAATAATCTGATCACTCTACGCATCTAAATCGATGCGTTTTTTTGATAAGCAAAAACTTTTTCCAAAAATATCAATTTGAAACCATGCTTCTGCATAGTATCGCCCATTTTCTTTATACTTTGTAATATAACGATGAAACATTTTCTTCCTCCTACTCCTCAAATTTCTCCCATGACTCGTTGATTCGCAACTTCTTGTTAATGCGAAGCTTCAAGTCATCGCTCCCTTTTCCATCTTTGAAAAGTTGCGTGATAGCTGACGGACTAACACCTACAACAATAGCCAAATCCGTCTGCGACCATCCACGTTTTTCAATACGCTCTTTTACAAGTTCGATCCATTTACGATGTTGTTGGCTCATGTTTTTCCTCCTTTATTTTTAATAGAGTTAAAGAGTTAGTAAATTATTTTATAAAACACTTGACACATTTTAGCGTATCTGCTAAAATGAAAGCATAATTAAAAACCTTGATAAAATCACATATCTATCAATTTATTCCGCTCGGCAAAGCTATTTAATTTTTAGATAAGTTTTTATTAGTTTTTTAACTAACTCTTTAACTTACAAAAACTATTTTAGCGTAAACGCAAAATAAAGTCAACTATTTTTTGCGTATTTTGTAAAATATTTTTTGTCACGTCTTAGAAAGGCTGATAAATCAATGTTTTCTACATTTGAAATCGTAAAAGATTTATGCGAAAAACAAGGGATTTCACTAAATACCTTGGAAGAAAAGCTAGAATTAGGCAAAAATTCTTTGTATGGATTAAAAAGGAATCAACCTTCCGCTGAAAGATTGCAACAGATCGCCGACTACTTCAACGTGTCCACCGACTATCTGCTCGGTCGCACGGATAACCCAGTAATAGCGAGTGATGGCAAGACAAATAAGTATCTTGGTCCAGCTGAGACTGAATTAGTCGCAGCGTTCAGAAATCAGACTCAGAACATGACCGAGGAAGAAAAGGCTCGTTTTAACAAGGCGATTGAAAGCTTGATGGTAACTGCTAAAACCCTGATGGAAGATGACAGTAAGTGGAGGTAATTATGGCTAGAGAAATTATTTCACGTAGACAGTACATCCGACACTGGGATTACGCCGTCCCAGTGATCGAAGCAGTGTCTCAACAGAATAATATTCCACTTGAACAAGTTACTTTTCAGCACATCATCCGTTACTTTGAACAGACTTATAACCTTCATTTTATCTTCTTTGAAAAAGATCCGTTTCCTATGCTCCCCTCAGCCGGTCTACTTGGTTCTGAATACATTAGATACCGAGGGCTTGTCAGTAACCCAGATGTTACCTACTTAGATGATATCATCTGTAAACACAATGACGGCTTTACCATTTATAGCAAAGAAAAAGAAAAGTACCTTGTTTATATCAATCAAACACATATCAAAAGACGGGTTATCTTTACCATTTTGCATGAATTAGCCCATATTGCAGCCCATTTTAGCACGGGTCGTTCTGATGAGGTCGCCCTCGCTTGCGCTAACAACTATCAGAGCAATCCGCTAGAGATAGAAGCTAACATCATGTCCTCTCTCTTTTACATCAATAATGAGCGCATGGTCTGGCACCTCAAAAACAAGCACTCGTACGAGCAAATTAAACAAGCAAATACAATCAGTGATAACGCTCTTTTTAATCGATTAGTTGATTTTGTTCATTATCGGATATTGAGCTATGATGAACATTTATTGGACGATCAACAGCAACGACGAGCGGCTATTGACCTCGTTACAAAATACAAGCGAGGGAACAATATCTTACAAGAATATTATGATATTGACGTGTAATGCTAAAAGCAGATATGATAGCTGGTGCATTGTGGCGAAGTATTGAGAAAAAACTCATAACCTCTTCGGCTATGAGTAAAAAAAAGAGTATAAAGATTTTTAAATAGTTATTATTTTGGAGGTTATTATGAAATTTTGTCCTGAGTGTGGCAATCCAGTAGAGGGCTACAAGTTCTGCCCAAATTGCGGTTATTCTATCGCTAGCCAATCAGAAACCGAGCAACCTCAGCCAATCACTAAACCAGTCTCTCCGTCTCCCACTCCCACAAAAAGTAGACGAACAGATAAAGTCGGACCACTTGAAATTGATAGATATAACCGTACCTATCGCATTCATGGGGCTCAAAAAGCAAAAGGCTCTTCTGGAATGGTCGGAGGAGCAATTAAAGGAACAGCGAAAGTAGGTCTTGCCATGGGGACGATGGGATTGTCTTTGATACCATCCTTGGTCAAGAAAGATAAGAATGACACAGATTGGTATTCGTTCGAGGATTTAGTATCGTACGAATTGATTATCAATAATCAAACGGTTGTTTCTGGAGGAGTTGGTCAAGCATTGATTGCAGGCGCTATGTTTGGTGCGATTGGCGCTGTCGCAGGCGGTATTGTTGCAAAAAGAAAATCAACTTCTAAAATTTTAAACATGACAGTCCGTGTAACCTCAAATGACTTCACCAAACCAGTCGTATTCATTGACTTGATTAGAAAGCCAGTAAAGAACACTTCGAAAGAATACAAAGAAGCCGTCGAGAACGCTCAGCGAATCATGGGAGCCTTGGATGTTATCGTTCATAATTCGTAAATAAAAAAATCCCCACACTCGCAAAGTTTGGCGACTCTGAGTGTGAGGAACTTGAATATAAGAAACAACCATTCAAAAGGTCGTTTTCTTATACCCATTTTACCAAAATATAGGAGAAAATACAATGTGGGTAGAACAACATAAAAGCGGAAAAGTGAATTTTGTAGAGAGGTATAAAAATCCATACACTGAAAAATGGGCTAGAGTTTCAGTACTTATGGAAAAAGACACTCCTCGTATTCGCAAAGAAGCTCAGAAACAACTTGAAATAAAGATTGCAAATATTCTAAGCGACCTAGAAAGCTCAGAAATGCTGTTTACGGAGCTTTTCGACCAGTGGTGGTCATTCTATCAACAAGAGATAAAACGTTCTTCTATTGCTTCCTTAAGTGGGAATATCAAAGAGATAAAAGATGATTTCGGAGTGGGTATAAAAGTATCTAAGATTGATCCAAAGTATGTTCAAAATTATCTAGATAAACTCGACTGTTCCAGGAGTAAAAAAGAACGGAACAAGTCTATGCTAAATCTTGCTTTCGATTATGCTGTTGACCTTGGCATCATCAAGGACAACCCAGCTAGGAGAGCCAAGCTACCAAGAATCCAAAAGACATTAGAAGATTGGAAAAAGGTAGATCAGAAATATCTTGAAGAAGATGAAATCAAACTGCTGCTGAAAGAGTTGTATCGTAGACCAAGCACCTATCGAATCGGATTGCTCTCTGAATTTATGAGTTTAAATGGTTGTCGCATCGGTGAAGCTATTGGGATTGAACCACATAATGTTGATTATGAATCCAACACCCTACAGCTCCATGGAACCTACGATCACACGAACGGATATCAAAAAGGCGAAAAAACATCTCCAAAAACTCTGGCATCCTATCGTGAAACCGTCATGACCACCCGTGAAAAAGAAATTTTAGAAGAGATGGAATTCATGAATGAACTAGAAAAGAATATCAACCCTCGCTATAAAGATATGGGGTTCATCTTCACAACAAAAAATGGAGTGCCATTACAAACAAACTCTTTTAACCTAGCTCTAAAGAAAGCAAATGAAAGACTTGAAACACCAATCCAGAAAAATCTTACTAGCCACATATTCCGTCATACGTTGGTAAGTCGACTTGCTGAAAATAATGTACCGCTCAAGGCTATTATGGATCGTGTTGGCCACTCAGACGCAAAAACAACGACACAAATCTATACTCATATCACAAAACAAATGAAATCAACCGTGGCAGATGTCATGGAAAAGTATTAGTTCTTGCCCCAAAAATGCCCCAAAGCAACAAAAAAAGCCTATTGACCAAGCTAGAAAGCTTGATCAATAGACTTTTTAAAGTGTCATTATTTAACAGCGTCTTTAAGACATAAACATATATCGTAGCTATATAATAGAAGAAAGTTTTGATAAATAAGGACATATACAATTAAAAACCGGTTTAAAATTATAGGTGAAAATACATAAGTTTTAAACTTATGCCCTAAAACTGCCCCAAATTTCATTTCTCAATTTGTGGGGCATTTTTGTTTTTAAACCACTTTCAGACCAATTTTGTTGGCATTAACAAAATTGATAGCAACGCACTTTTAAGTAATAATATTTCAGAGCAAACAAAAAACCGCAAGCCTGGGCCTGCGGTTAAAACAATTCGAACAATATTTTAGAAATTTTCCTTTCTTTATTTAAAAAATTATTTAGTGGTAACAATTAGCCCATCAGGTAATACATCCAATGCTGGTTTGTCTGAGCGGCTTCCGTCTTCGTTGACATAGTACCAGCCACCTTCGACTTTAACGAGTTCTTCTGAAGACATTGCTCCGTTCTCTTCTTTGAGATGGTATAGTTTGTCCTTGTATTGAACCCAACCCGTGACCATCGCTCCTGAAGCATCAAGATAGTACCATTTGCCATTCACAAGAACCCAACCAACGGCCATTGCGCCGTTTTCTTTGAGGTAGTACCATTTTCCATCATCCTTCAACCATCGAGAAGCTATTGAATAACCTCTCTCATTGAAGTAGTACCAGATACCATCAATCTTTTCCCACTCCTCTTTTGGATAGGCGCCATTGGGGTATTCATACCACCAACCAGTTTCATTGCGTTTCCATTTAGGCTTAGCTTCTTCATCATCTAGTAAAACAATGTTCTTGTCGTACGGATTTGAAGAGTATTGCCACCAGCGAATCCCGTCCATAGATGGGAAGTATTCAAAATCAGCATTTCCATCGTTTAAACCATAGCCGGCGATCCAAAGGCTGTTTGGGAATTTCGCAAGAATCTGCTCATAATAGATATTATTGAGCGTGAATGGCTTGTAGCTGTAATAGATTGGCTCGTAGCCATCTTCTTTGATAATTTCCATGAAGCGAATACAAGCATCTGTATTTGATTGTTTATCTCCGCTAGCATGATCTTCGTAGTCAAGCACTAGATATTGAACCTTTTTGGGCACGTTGTCAAGGAAATAGCGTGCCTCTCTTTCTGCCTCGTCCACGTCTCCACCAAACCAAGCAAAATGATAGAATCCAACAGGATTAGATTGCTCAACTTGAGCAGACAGGCAAGGATTTAGATAGTTTGTACTTTCAGAAACTTTGATAATAGTATTCTGTGTGCCCATATCATCCAAAATACCTGTAATATCGTATCCATTATGGCTAGATACGTCGATGAATAAGTCGTTTTTCTTCATTGTTCTCTCCTAATCCTCGCTTGGCTCGTAGTATTCGAGCGCTCTTTTACTATCAGAAATTCCTGCAGTTGTTGGGTCATTGACAACACCAATCAAGACAAGGATGTAAACGAATGTGTTCACACCGTCCTGGATATTCTTTGGGATTTCAAGCCCGAACTGCTGAGCCATAAGGAAGATTGCTCCAAGAAGGGCAATGAGTGTTGCTTTGTTTTGTAGTCTTAGCTTCCAATTGATCATGTTATTTCTCCTTTTTTATTGTTTGTTTTGAATCAAATTTTTAAGCTCTCTTACGTCCTCACCAAGTGATTTTACTTGCTCAGCTAGTACTAAGATAGCCTTATTCTGTTCATCGTGGTTATCGAGCCGCTTGTTGGCTGATGTCTTGAATTCGTTCAGATTTTCGATATCTTTCTCTAAAATCGTAAGACGATTTTCCTGCTTGGTTGCTTTATCTTTCATCGAAAAATAAAGACCAATCACAGGAATGAGGGTGATAAAGATCTGTACGAGAAATCGTTCATAACCTGGCATACAACCTCCTTCTAATCAATGCGTGGCATGACC